CCGAAAGCTACGCCATGTGGCCGGCAGCTTCTGTCTGCGGCTGGTACTTCACGCACCCTGCAAGTAACTATTTCACTTTAGGTCGAATCGATGAAGACCAAGCTCAAGATTATGCCAAACGTAAAGGTTGGGATGAGAGAGAGATGATGAAGTGGTTGGGTGTAGCGATGAAGTAACAATTCAAAAAAATACCATTTTATCTTTGATAAAATGGTATTTTCCTCTGCTAAAAATTATATTATTCCGGCACTACCATATGAATAATATTTCTTTCATTATCAGAAATACTTAAAGGAACTTTAAGTATTTTTTTAGGCAATTTTGAAATAAAGTTATAGTTTTTTGTTTGATAAAAATTCCTCAATATAAAATCAATAAACCAATGAGGAGTCACTGGATGGGAAATAGGTATTCTACAGTTTTTAGAATCTCCTAAAGTCAAATGACTTTTAGGATGCTCTATATCAATATACGCAGAAACATCAAAATCAAACCTTAATGGAAATGGGACTATTTTTCTATTTACTATTTCTATATATAATTCATCTTCCATATAAGATTTTGAATTTAATTGAAAAGATAATAATTTAGGTGATGGATAAAAAGCTAAACGATGTTTTACAATCTCTCCTCTTTTTGATACTTTATACATTAATTGTATTAATGCACCGTCAATAAGTTTCATATTAAAAGCTCCATTTTTAACCATCTCTTCATATGCCGTTTCATATTCACAACAATCAAAAATACTAGAAATATCACCTTTTCCACTAAAAGTTACTTCATATATACCATTGCCTAGAGAATGATCTGCAGGAAAATTTGAAACATCACAAATTCCAGCCTCAATTATAGCACTTGTTAAATCACTAATCTCTTTCTTTATATCAAGATGTAACATAAAACTGCTCAGTTTCCTAAAAATAAACTAGCTAAACCATTTTTAGTATCTTCATCTAAATCTTCTAAATGCAACGTTCCGTTTTGAAGATCTTTAATTAAATCTGCAAGCTGATTTTTTTTACTTTCAAGCTTACGTTTTTCATCAGGTGACAAATCCCTATGAACGATTCTTAATTTACCTAATAACTCATCCGTAGGATATTTAAAATCTAAAATAAAATTACTATTTTTTAATATATTAAATTCATCAACTAATCCTTTCATTTTATTTCCATATCCAATAACTCGAACCCAAGCTTTACTTCTAGTTATTGCTGTAAATAATCTATTACGCAATGTTGCAAGCCCAACCCCATCGCCATTACATTCTTGAGCATTAATTATATATACCATTCCAGCCTCATTCCCTTTTGCCCTATAAATGCCCGTAAATGTTATAGATGGTATATCCATTTTAAAAAATATATCTGCATCTGTATCAACTCCAGCGAGATGAGTTTGAATACCTCGATGTATCCAACCACTAAATATGAGAAACATAAAAACAAATAGGGATTGGGCGGGAATTTTCGGGAATAAGCGGGATGAATATAGATAAAACGGGGCTTGGCGGTGTGCCAGCCCCTTTTTTATTAGTTAAAAAATAGAAATAATGAAATGAGAAAATTTTTCTAAATATTGGCAGTTTAACCGCTAAAAATGGGAAACATTAAACGCGGTTTAAATGGCTTTAAATTTAGGTTTAAATCTTTAAATTAAGTCGTGACCGATGAAAACAACCTGGCCTAACACTTCAAAGTTTAAATTATCTTCAAACATCAGCTCTATCGGGGCGTAGATTTCTTTATTATCGCTAATCAAGCGAATGCCGCCAGGAATACCCTGGACGCGCTTAACCCAAAGCTGATCACCTGAACGAATAACATATATCTGCCCATCACGCGGCGTGGTTGCAGCGCGGTTGATTAATAACATATCGCCGTGGTGTATTGTTGGGGTCATACTATCGCCGGAGGTTAGAATAAAAGCCAGTTTATCCTTTTGAAGGCCTCGTTGTTGCAACCAGTGCGCGCTTAACCCCACAAAATCATCCGGTTCATACACGTCATCATTAAACGCACCAAAGCCCGCAGAAGCGAACGTGTTATAAAATGGCACGCTAACAAGCTCAGTGGCCTTATTTATTGCCTCTTTAACATAGCGCCCTATAGTTTCTGTAATATTTGGGACGAACATCCGTGTTTCAGTGGGATAAAAGCCCAACTCCTTTTGTACTGCTGGTGGGAGTGATGAATAGTGATATTCATAAGCCACCCCTTTCTTTCCCTGAACCTGTTTCTTTTTCCAGTTTTCTTTAGTTGCACGTCTGGTTATGTTGGTCGCCTTGCTTGGCAAATTCCCTATCCCTTCTAACTCAAAAGCAGTAAACCATTCTTGTTTAGGTTGTGAATTCATAAAATGCCTTTTAAAATTCATCTTGAATTTAAAAAGAGTGTCATTAAAACTCTTTAAAAATCAAAGTTTTGCAAAAATTTTTGAAAAATTTGTGAATTCTTTTGAATTCTTTGGTTGATTTCACAAGGAATTCACTATATTATTCAAATCATAGTCAGCTAACTACTTCAAAACGTACTTCGTTAGCTAGCGTTAAAACTAACCAAGGATCTCACAAAATGGCAGGAAAAAAAAGAATTATTGACATGCATCGCGCAGATATTCGAGCGGAGTTAGAGAAAAAAGGAACTTCATTGGCTCAGCTTGGAATTGAGAACGGGTTATCAAGAACAACGGTTCGTAATGCCTTGGATAAACCATATCCAAAAGGAGAATGGATAATTGCAAATGCATTAGGGCTTAAACCTTCAGATATTTGGCCTAGCCGCTATCGCGAGTAGGTTTGGAGGCATTATGAAAGAATGGTTTAACTCTAAAGAACTTGCTGGTGTTGGCGGGTTGCCAAACAGCCCAAGCAATGTAACTCGAAAAGCTAAAAGCCTATCTTGGGAATTTAGACAGGTGGAAGGGGCTAAAGGGGTAAGTTATGAATTCTCTTTTAATTCATTACCGGAAGAAGTCCAAGCTGAACTCTTATTAAAACAAAGCCAAGCGGTGGAAATTCCGAAAGCTCAAAAAGAACTCAACTACCTACCGGAAGTTATTTGGAAACCTTATGAAAAGGCGACTGATAAACAAAAGGAACACGCCAAAGCGAAACTTGTGCCACTGCATAAATTAGACGATTTAGTGAGAAATGGCTTGGAATTAATGACTGCTTTGGATGCTGTCGCGGAAGAATGCGACATTGCGAAAGGATCGCTTAAACGTTGGTATTACCAAGTGCGGTCGTTTGAACGCCCTGATTGGTTACCGTTATTGATTGCTAAACACAATAACAAGAAATCTGGTAAGGAAGCGGCATTTACGGAAGAAGCCTGGGAAGCATTTAAAGCAGATTATTTCCGTAACGAACAACCGCAGTTTGGCAGTTGTTATGAACGCTTAAAACGTGCTGCACGAGAAAACGGCTGGTCAATACCATCAGCTAGCAGCATTAAACGCAAAATTGAACGTGAAGTGCCGAAATTGGTGCAAGTGCAATTACGCGAAGGTGATCATGCGGTCATGCAATATTACCCATCAATGCGCCGCACAGTGGCAGAAATTGAAGCCCTTGAATGGATCAACGGCGACGGCTACCAACACAACGTCTTCGTGCGCTGGCATAACGGCGAGATTGTCCGCCCTAAAACCTGGATTTGGCAAGACATTCGCACCCGCAAAATCCTCGCCTACCGCGTAGATTTAAGTGAAAACAGCGACACCATCCGATTAAGTTTGATGGATCTTATTTGGAAATACGGCATCCCGAAAAAATGCACCATTGATAACACCCGCGCAGCGGCAAACAAATGGATGACTGGGGGCGTTAAGAACCGCTACCGCTTCAAAGTAAAAGAAGATGATGTGACCGGGATTATCCCGATGCTTGGCATCGAATTATTGTGGACATCGGTGCAATTTGGCAAAGGTCACGGGCAAGCAAAACCAATCGAACGTGCGTTTTCACACGGTGGTTTAGGCGAGTTAGTTGATAAACACCCAAGCCTGGCGGGCTTTTACGCCGGGGAAAATGTTTACAGCAAGCCTGACAACTATAACGGAGGGAAAGACGGCGTAGATTACGACACATTTATTTTAGCCATAGAAGATGGCATCCGCACTTTCAATGAACGCGAAGGCAGACAAACCGAAATATGCCAAGGCATTTACAGTTTCAGCCAAGTGTTTGAGCGCGATTACGCCAAAGCGCAAATTCGCAAGGCAAGCGCAGAACAAATGCGGTTTTTAATGTTGATGAGCGAGGCCGTGACATTGAGAAAAGACGGCACATTTGAGTTAGAAGCTGGTGGCAAGGTCAATAATCGCAAAAATCGCTATTTAGCGAGCGAGCTAATTGCCACAGCGCACCGCAAGGTGGTGGTGAAATTCGACCCGCAAGACTTGCACAACAAAGTGTGGGTTTACGGTTTGGATGGCGTGTTCTTAGCCGAAGCGAAATGTACAGATGCGGTGGCATTTGGTGATAAAGCGAAAGGCCGCGAACACGATAAAGCACGCAAACAAATGGTGAAAGCGGTGAAAGCACAAGCGAAAGCCACACTCACTATGAATGCACAAGAAGCAGCGCGTTATCAGCCTCAATTCGAGGAAGAAGAACCGCTAGAACCGAAAATCATCGAGCTATTCCGACAAGAAGGTAACGTAGTGCGCAAACACGAAGCGGTATTAGATGACGATGAAGATACCAACGATTTTGAACAAGGCTGGCAAAAAGGATTGGCCATGCTTAAGAAAGAAAAAGGGCTTTAAAACAAGTTTAAAGCCGATTTATAGGAGAAGAAAAAATGACAATTCATATTAATCATCAGGATACCACATTTCTTCACCAACTTCGTTCAGAAACGGTGAAGAATCGCCAAATTGCGAAAGCCACACGGGTGAAAATTCGTAAAACAGATCAAGGTCTGACAGAAAGTTCAGCGACGTTTCAACAGTTTTCCGAGCTGATGAAGTCCGAACGATTTTTAACTCTAACAACCTATTTTGAATCATTAGTGCAATCGTTGCCATCCGCCAATGGGCATAAGTCGATTCAAGACGAAAACGTTCAGAAGACGTCTTTTCTTGCTGCTTGCGCGCTTTGGTGGGAAGACCAATTAATGAAAGCAGATAAGGGCGAAGGTGTTCCTCTTCAAATTCAATATATTTTTCAAGGCTTGGATAGTGCTTTAACGAGACAAAGAGCGCATCAAAATCCTTGGAATCCCAATCGGAAAAAATAACCTGAGCAGCATATTCGGCGCAGTAGTCTAGCTCTTTATATTCAATATCCATAGGCAAACTGTACAGATTAAACATAAATACTCCTAATAAAGAAAAGAAGGACACCATTATGACACTAATTGACCAAATCAAACCACTTGTTGAAAAAGGAATTTTTCTACAACGCGACATCGCCCAACAAAGCGGCATTTCCTCCGGTGCGTTGAGTGCGTATTTAAAAGGCACATACACAGGCAATATCGGCAACATCGAAAGTGCGCTTACCAACTGGCTCGCCACCCGTGAGAAGAAAGCAAAAGTGTTTGTAGAAGCACCGCACTTTATTGAGATTCCCACCGCGAAGAAAGTGTTTTCCGCGTTGGATATGGCAAAAATCCTGCCAACCATGGTGACCGTTTACGGCGCGAGCGGTGTGGGTAAAACAAAAGCATGCCAAGAATACAAGAAAGCCAACCAAAACGTGTGGATGATTACCGCAAGCCCGGCGCGCGCAACATTAAGCAGTATTTTGTATGAGTTAGCCCTTGAGTTAGGTATTAACGATGCGCCACGCCGTAAAGACCGCCTATCACGCCTAATTACTAAAAAGCTCAAAGGCACACAGGGTTTGGTCATCATTGATGAAAGCGACCACCTTCCTTATGACGCGTTAGAAGAGATCCGAATTATCCAAGAAGAAGCCGAAGTAGGCTTTGCACTAATTGGTAACGATAAAGTTTATACCCGAATCCAGGGCGGCGTAAACCAGGCGCATGAATACGCGCGTTTATGGTCACGAATTGGTAACAACTGCGGCGTTAAAGCCAGCACAAAAGGCGATATTAAAGCCATCGCGCAAGCCTGGGGGCTTGATATAGCCGACAAGGATTTAATGACCGTCCTTTATGACATCGGCGGCAAGGCGGGCGGCTTACGCGCTTTAACGCAATATTTACGCCTAGCCGGCATGACAGCGAAAGGACAAGGCACTGTCATCACACTAGACCTAATTTTAACCGCCCAAGCACAAATGAAAGGAGCAAATGCATGAAAAACGCAACAAAAATCCACCGTACTTTAAGCGAACAAAACCGCTCTCACCCTGTGTTTGGTGGTAGCAATGAAATTTCGCTGGGCTATTTGGCACAAGCGCAAAAATGTGTGCAAACCCTAGACAAAATGGGCTTGCATGTATTGAACATCCACTTTGAAAAAATTAAACCACAAGTCCGAGTGCAACCTTGCAAAGAAACCCAAAAATTAGAGAAAAGCGGTCAGGCCATCGCCTATGTGCAAGGCAACGACGGTGTACATTTTGCCGAATACCAAATGATGGTGGAAGGCATAAAAGTGATTTGGCGCAGTTATTTACATTAAGGAGTAAACAATGACTACAAATTGGCAGAGAGAATACATCATGGAAACCTATGCTCTCCCTTTCTTACGAAAAGGACTGAACATTAAGTGCGGTCAAGATAGTGGAAAAATCATTGGATTTTGTAACGGCAAAATTAAAGTGAAATTAGATTCCGGTGGTCAGGCATTCTTCCACCCAACTTGGGAAATGATTTACCTCAAAGGCAACGAAGTGTTAGCAGATTTTACAACTAAAACAACAGGAGAAAACCATGGCTAAAAAAGCAACCCGAATTAAAACCGACACCTTTGCAGTGCGTTATCAAACGCGCGATGAAGTGGAAACGGCAATCAAGGAGATCGGCGATTTAAACCGTGAATTAGAGCGTTTGGCAATCGAACAAAACGACAAATTAGCGGCCATTACCGAAGAATACGCGCCACTCATGAACGAAGTGAAAGAAAAGCTCGCACCAAAACAAGATGCGGTGCAAGCATGGTGTGAAAGCCGACGTGATGAACTCACCCAAAATGGCAAAACAAAAACTGGTTCATTTAATACAGGTGAAGTGCAATGGCGTCAACGCCCACCTTCTGTAGGAATCCGCGGAGCGGAATCAGTGCTTGAAAGTTTACGCACCCTAGGGCTTGTTCGATTCATTCGCACGAAAGAAGAAGTGAACAAAGAAGCCATGTTAAACGAGCCGGAATTAGCGGCAACCGTAGCAGGCGTGACCATTAAAACAGGCGTGGAAGACTTTGTGATTACGCCGTTTGAGCAAGAGGTGGTGTGATGTTTATCGAGTTTCCATTTGGCAGGCAAAAAATCATCTTAAATTCAGATCATATCGTTTCCATTTTATGGGACGAAAAATTTGGGGGGGCTCAAATCACTTTTAGTAACGGTAAATTTGAAGATTTTGCAATTTCAAAAGCTGAATTTGCGGAATTACAGAAAAAACTAAATCGATAAAACCTATTTAAACGCTCTTTAAACCCTAATTTAAGGGGCGTTCATAATAAGTTTTAACCAACCATAAAAGGAAACAAAAAATGGAAAACATCCATAAATTCAACCGCTTTAAATATTACAGCGAAAAAGCAGCAAAAAGTGAACGCCAAGGCGACTTACAAGACGCCAAGGAACAATGGGCTATCGCAGAGCTTAATGCGAGCGGCCAAAAAAATAAAGAATGGTGCAAACGCCGCGCCGCGTTTTGTGACCGAGTATTAAGAAAACCGTTTTAAGGGGGAAATTATGGCTGATTATATCGTGCGCTTATATGGCGTGATTGAAGTGAAAATGACAGCAGAAACACTAGAACAAGCCATTGAGTTGTGTGATTTGAACACTGCTCCTCCATTAACTGGAATGGTGGTGGAAATTGATTCAGTGATTGAAGGGGAAGAAGTATGACTGAGCTAACAAAAGATGACTTGCATGTTGGACATGTTTACTCCGCAAAAAGTCCTAAAGAACACGGTTTTCCTCCGTTGTTAGGGGATAGACAAATACTATGGAAGGGGCTTATTTATGACAATAAAGAGGGGTTTGTTGATGGTTTGCAATATGATAGCCCATCAGTGAGACAAGGGCGTAAATATCCAAAAATCAGCATCGCCAAGTTCTTAAAATGGGCAGAAGCTGACATTACAGACACAATGCCGAAAGGTAAATGGAGATATGCAAGATGACTGAGCAAGAAAAAGTGCGGTTGGATGAAATATTGCAACAAGCAGCAATGCAGCTTATTAAAGCACAAACCTATCTTCGCACAGGGCAAGCTCAATATGCTGCGGTTTATGTGGGGAATGTGCAGAATTTGTTACCAGGGTTGAGAATGAGATTGGGGAGATAAGTGAAATGGAAGAAAAAAAATATGCAGTAACGTTTGAGCTTAAAGTGGGAGTCAGCGATGACGATTTAACCTTTAATGTAAACACAGAATACCATCAAGCCCCAGCTTTATATGTGAAGGACGCGATGACTTGTTTGATGTTTAAGTTACCTGAAATTGTGAGAGCGGGTTGGATTGTGCTTGAGGGTATGGACGATAACGTTAAAAGTGGTTTCGAACACAAAATAAAATTAGATTTTTGCACCCAAGATGGGGACGAATGGGATGTTAGTGCGAAAGTCGAAAATCCCAACGAAACTGGTCGTATGTTGATTGGCTTTATTGAGAAAATTCTTCTGAAGGATCCAGTTATTGATGAGATCCTTCAGCGAGCAAAATAAGGGGGATGAAAATGAGTGAAAACAATGGATGGATTAAGTGTTCGGAGCGGTTGCCGAATAAATGCACCCAAGTCTTGTTATATGTCGATGATTACAAATATCCTCATATTACCATTGGAATGCTTAATACAAATGGAGATGTTGGGCATTGTGATGACTTTTTGCCAGATGATGTTACCCACTGGCAACCACTGCCACAACCACCGGAGGAATAGATTATGGTTTGTGAATATCAATATCACGCATTTTTACCTGGTGCTGAGCCAACAAGAGAAAGTGTTATGCATGTAATAATTCGCGAAATGTTTGGAAAATATAAACACTCCGAAGAGTTATCTCTATCAAATGCTGCCGAAATTATTGTAGGTAAAAACGCCTTTAAATGGGATTTGGAAGATGGGCAAGAGGTTTGTATTTTAATCAGAAAAAAAGACAATCCTGAAGCAATCGAATTGTTTAAGGTCTCTGTTGAGATGTCAATAGAAACTACGGCGCACCGTATGGGGTACTAAAACCCATTTACAGTCCATTAAATCTCCCCTAACCCCTCTTTACGAAAGAGGGGAATGAGTTAGATAAAGTGGGCTGAATAATGTGTTTTACAGGAGAAAAGAATGCGATTAACCAAAGAAAAGGCGATTCAGCTGATCCACATTGCCAAACAACAGTTACGCATGGATGAATTAAGTTATCGGATGTTGCTGAAAAATATTACTGGCAAAACCAGCAGCACTAAAATGACGATTAGTGAATTAGTAAAAGTATTAACGGAAATGGAAGCCAAAGGCTTTCGTACCACTGTAAAAAATGGCTACCGCTATAGCCCACGTACGAAAAAAGCCGTGGTAAAAAGCAACATTACCCATAAAATCCGTGCCATTTGGATTGAAATGGGCAAACAAGGCATGTTGCGCGACGGCTCAGAACGCGCATTAAATGCGTGGGTACGCGGTGTAGTGAACC